AACAAAGGGAACTTTCGCATGGTATTGGTCAAACAATTCTGCTGCTTTGTCTTTTGATACTCCTAATTCTGCCTGTAATTTTGCTTTACCCATCCCGTAGAATAGACCAAGGTTGATTACCTTGGCCTGAGATCTAGGTATCTTTGCCATGTCTGCTACGGTCTGATGAAAGTCTGTTGATGAGTCATTCTCATAGGCATCTACCACATCATATACGGTTGGAAATTTGTGTAGAGCTGCATAATGCACTACGAGTCTTGGCTCCTGTTGTGAGTAGTCGAAACATCCCCAGTGACATTTATCCTCTGGTAAGAACAGGGATCTAATCATAGGTCCTAGATCCTTGTTTCTTGCGGGTAGTTGCTGTAGGTTTGGATTGTTGTAACTGAATCTACCGGTAACCGTGCCGCCCGAATCAGATCTTATCTGATTTATCTCCGCATGTATTCTCTCTTTATGTTCGTATTTAATTATGGTATCAATGAAGGTAGTGTGAGCTTTATTAATCTCTCTAGCTTGTGCTATTTGTTTTACTACAGGATGTGGATGTTCCTGTAAAAAATTTTTTGTAAAAGAAGGGGCCTGTGTTTTTAGAGTTCTATCGTAAGGTAATTTTAATTTATCAAAGACTTTGGCAATCGATCTTGCTGCCCATATTTGAACTTCTATGTTACTTTCTTTTTTTATCTGTGACAGTAGTAGGTTTTCTTGGTATTGTAGGTCTTGCTTCAATTTATGAGCTCTTTCAACGTCCACTCTTACCCCAAGAAATCTCATGTCAACCAGACAGGGAAAAAGATCTGTCTCGAGATTAAAAATAGATTCCACATCCTGATAGATAATTTCTTTTTTAAATACTTGCCACAACTCTAGTGTTAGTTCTGCATCTTTCTCTGCGTAGGTTCCAACTTCCATGGCTGGCAGTTGCCAGAGATCTGCCTTGGGATCTAGGCCTCTTGACTTTGCAGCTTCGTTTAATGCAACTTCAGACTTACCAAAACCAAGATAATCCCAAGACAAACTATTAAGATCATATTTAAATCTATTCTCATCTATGAGACTGGCAGCTATCATGGTGTCTACCACTAAACCATTGATTTTTATACCTAATTTGCGTATCCAACATACGTCGTACATCGCATTATGAAATATCTTTGTGGCATCAGATGCACAGATATCCTTGAACCACTCTAAGGTTTTCTTTCTATCCATGTTTGGCCCTGATCCGTGAGCGATAGGAAAATAAAATTTACGACCCGGTACAGCTACGGCTATACCAACCACCTCACCTAGACCAATTACAGAACCTGACCCTCTCGTTTTAAGTTCAGGATCCCTTGTCTCCAAATCGATCGCGATCTCATCATAAGATCTTAGATCTGGATATTCCTCTGGTTCGATCCACTCTGTCTGTGCTTCAAATATTGGTATCTTCATTCATCACCTTTTTTATGGCTAGTCCTATTTCTCTTGCGATTTGCGGGACGATAGAGTTTCCCAATGCTTTAAGTCGGTGTACTCTGCCGGGTACCCCATGAGCCACTCGACCCACGTCGGGTTCAACGCTCCACCAGCTGTTCCCGCTAGTCTGCTCTTCTTCCGAGCTGTTTCGTAATTCGTATTCGCTCCTGTGTCTTTGTAATCTCTCGCCGTTGGTGTTGGCATCATCGCTATTCTTTCCTCTAATTTGCAGTTGTCTTTCCCTCTCTTCTTGATGTTGTCTACCTTTTCCGACATCGCTTTCGATGCTCTTGGAGTGGGCCACATCTTTACGGCTTTGCTGAGTCCTGCTCCCTGTCCTGTCTTTGGATTGATCCCGCTTCTCTCCGTTGCTGTGGGTGTTGGCCACAATCCAGATTCTTTCTCTTCGGTGGGGAGCACCGACACCTGCAGCTGGAATATTGAACGATTGAACTTCGTA